ATAATATTTATTATTAGGATTTCTTTTCATAAATCTATATTTTGATAAACTAAAATATACTGATTTATATTTATCTTTTTTTATTCTTCTTGATTTTACTTCAATATATATATTATTATTACTATTATAAAAATCCATATTGTGAAATTCATTTGTTTTATCAAAATTCATATTAAAATATTTTTCAATAATATTCTTTGTCTTATCTTCACCATTATCTCCATAAGATATATCTAATTCTTTTTGATTATTCATTTATATAATAACCATAGATAAAAAATCTAATAACTATATATTATTTATTTTTTAATTGTTCTAACTCTTTTATTAAAATTTGAAATCTTTTTTCTATAATAAATTTTTTAGTTAAATAAAAATATTTCTTTTTAATAACTTTTTTGTTATATAATAATTTTGCTGTTAATTTAATTTTTCTTTCTTCTAATTGATTTATTAATATTGATATATGTTTATCAATTAATATTTTATCCATTATTATATATAATATATTATTTTTTTGTAAATACTAAGTTGTCAATACTAAGTATTGCGTTTTCTACGAAAATGTCATTTTGACATTGACATTTATAACATATATAAAAATATATAATATAACAATTCTAAATTATTTTCAAAAGTATATATTTTAATGTCAAAATGACATTTTCGTAGAAAACGCAATACTTAGTATTGACAACTTCATATCTCATGTATATTATATAAATCATTTAAATCTAAATCTTCATATTCATTATATTTATTATTATATTTCTTATTCATCTTCTTTATTTTATTTTCTAATAATCTAAATTTTATTTCTAATATATCTAATTGATTTTTAATTCTTATTAATAAATTTAATTTTTTATCTTCTTTTGTTGAAAATAAATTGAATATATTAAACATTCTATAATATTTAATACATTTAAATAATTAATTAATAAATTTATGAGTTAGTTGTAAAAATTTCTCCGTTTTTAATAACCATCATTCTTTCAATACATACAAAAATTCTTTGTAAAACACTTTCACTTCTACCATTTGTAATATTTTTATTGTAAAATATTTCTACGGGACTTTGACCTATACTCATACCTACATTAAATGGTTGTCTTCTAGATGTAGAAAGATTTACACCCATACACTGAAAACCACCACAATTGACACTTTGGTCCGTTCCAAAGATTTCATTAGTAGAAACAGCACATGAACCTAATTTTGCATGAACTTGAATACCTCCCGCTTGTGTTGCTTGGGCGGCATTTTCAGCAAAAGATCCATCCGGTGTATATAATCCATAAGGCACAGATGGTGAAATACCATATACATCTTCAAGTTCATTATACAATCTATTTGACCTTGTAATAATTCTTGGATAAAAATTTTCATTATTTATAACAACTTGAATTTCACTACCAGCAATACCCGATGGAGACCCATATTTACCAAGTCCGGCGAGTTGAGGGGCGGCGGGTGTTGTTGAATCTCCTACACCTCCTTCTTGATTATGAATTAACATAAATCTACATTTTAAATTAGATAATCCAATATTTCTTCTTGTTTTTAATTCAGTTAAAGAACCAGCGGCGGGATTAGCAATACCGGTATGAACGTTTTTAATTAAACTATAATCTCCGTATGGGATTACAATACCATTTGATGAAGCATTTAATGATTCTAATTTATTTACAACATCACTATCAAAAAATAAATGGTCGCTTACGAATCTAACTTGATTATTTACAACTTGAATTAAACCCGATTGTGCTTGTGTCCCAGTTGATGATAAACAACGTTGTCCGGTTTTTACATCACTTGTAAAAGTTAAATGAAGTTGTATCCCATCTTTTAATAAAAATAATGGAATTTGAAATGGAAATAAATTTGGAAATAATTGCGATAATTTTACAGAATATTCTACACCATTAGTTCTTGAAACATCTACCGGAACTTTAAATCGATTAGCAATATCTTTCTTATCATCACTACCTAAATCAAAACTAATAGAACCTTCTTTATCACCAGTGGTATTTTTTACAATACTAAAATTCATTTGAGAACCATTTACTAATACACCTCTTTTCTTTCTTTTTTCGGGTTCTACGAATTGATTATTCATTGTCATCAAGTAATCAACGTCTTCTGTTTGACAGATATTAACACCTTTTGATGTTCTCAATGTTGCGCTAAGTAATACACTATAACATCCACTCGTTAAAGGAAGACGAGAATTAGCATCAGTTGATGATAAAGGTATAATAATTCTTGATCCACCATCAAGAATACCATTTTTTCTAATATTAAAAACACACTCTCTATCTGTAATATATTGAGGTTGTAAAACATCAGTTTCTACTCTTAAATTTTGACTTCTTTGATTTCTCATATTTAATACATTAGCAATCTCCATAATTATATATATACTATATAATTATATTTTTATTAAAGTTTAAATTTATAAATTAATTAAATAATTAATTTAAAAAAGTTTAATTTAAATTTAATTTATTGGATTAACATTCATGTTCTTTACACCTAATCCTTGATTACTGAGACAAAATGTGTATCCATTATTTGGAGAACCTCCATCAAGAGTTGATACTAGGCGAACAGTATAATTACTATTCAAAAATTCAGCACCACTACCCATATTAAGGGCATCATATCTTGTTCCTTGACCGAATAATTCATCACCAGTAGCACCACCATCCGGTAGGTCTAAATCGCCTTCTGGTATAGAATGTGTCGATTGAGTTGCGGGACTAACCAAAGAAGATTTAATTAAATTAATACTTCTAACAGAATTTACAAAATCTCTCAATAAATGTGTAGGGTGAGCGTATATTCCTTGATTTAATACACTTCTTTCATCAATAGAATATTGTTTTGGATATTTAACTCCATTTCTAATATGGGATAATTCTTTAATTTGGACTACGTCTGCGACAGCATATGGACTATTTCTAAGTGAAGGAGTTTGTAATGAATCGACTAAATAATTATTAATTCGATTTGAAGCAATAAAATTTTGAAAGGCACTTCTTACAGATGATAAAGCAAGATTTAATGTATTTTGATTGTCTGATGAATGAATAACTTGTAAATAACTGTTATAGGCACTGTATGGGATTACTTCATTTGAAGGAGGGATATTTTGATTTAAAACTAAATAATTAAAACTCATAGATACTTCACTTAATTCATAATATGCTGATCCATCACCGGCATTATTATTCCCTCCCATACCATTATCACTATCTAAACAATTAAAAACAAAACTATCGGGTGATAAATTTAAATCAATCTTTAATCCACCCATATTTTGAACGTTTAAAGGTGATCCACTTGAAAATAAACCAGCACGTAATGGGATAGAACAATTCATAGGGGCATTAGAACGAAGTTGTTGAGCGACTTTATTACCAAAAGTGTAATATACATTTGATAAACTATTTTTAAATCTTTGAAAAGAATTTAACATTGGTATAACAGTTGCGTTTAATCGAGAATAGTTGCGTATTTCTTCGATGGTTTCGTTTTTTTGATTACTGAGTTTAATACTATCAATTACTGAAACCGGACCTACACGTGAATTTAGACTACCACTTGATAATCCAGTTGCTGCTGCTCTATTTCCATATGTTTCTTGATTATTAAAAAATCTAAAATCAGCACCACTTCCAGTTCCACAAGTTAATCTAAAATTTAATCTTAAAGTTGATGTATCAATTAGTTTATTAGGAGTTGGGGCGAATTCAAAATTAATAACCGGAGCACCATTTCTAAAACTAAAACTATTCATTGAATTTATAGGGTATATTTCTGCTTTCTCAATTGTTTTTACTTTAACTTTACTCATTATATATTAATATATAATATATTAATATAAAAATTTTAGTTTAAATTCATTAATTTAAATTTAATTAAATAGCATAAGTTCGAATTAATTGTTTGAATAATTCTATCCTTCTTTTTTGATGATATAAATAACTATTATGTAAAAATTGTATTGAACCATATATTGATATTAAATCATCATGTGTATCATCAATATCTATTTCTTGTTTTTTAATATCTAATCTATATCCAGTTTCTTCATTTGTTTCATCTTCATATTCATACATTTTTGTTTCTATTAAAGATATTTGATGTATGATTTTTTCTGCTTCTGTTAATTTACTTAATAATTCTTCTTTTTTTTCATTTATTTCAATATTAAATTGTTTTATATTATATTTATAAAATTCTAAATCTGTTTGAATTTTACTTGCTTTTAAATTATAATCTATTAATGTTTGATCTATTTTTTGATTCATCTATATATATTATATATATATATTTTCTTTACATCATAACTGAAACTCCACCTCTATTTACAACAATTGTTCTCATATGT